GGCCACGCCGTCGTCCTTCACTCTCTTGAACGCTGCTGCCTTGTACGGCCACAGCGAGGAAGCCAGGCCACGACTGGCGTTCTTGTCCTTGCCGACCAGTCCGTTGGCCCGCTTCCATTCCACGGGCCTCAGCATGGTCAAGGGGTGTCCCAGGGTTTCCACGACCCCGAGGACGATCCCGGTGTTGCGCCCCAGTGAGTAGGAGGCCACCGAACCGTTCTTCGGCATCGCCTGAGTCTGCTCGACGGCGATGACGTCGGGTTCCAACTGGGTCAACAGGTCGGCCAGATCGTGACCGGAGGCCCAGCCCCCGAAGATCGGCATCGGGTGGACGGCGAGCAGGGTGCTGCCGCGCAGACAGGCGATGCCCCCGGTGAGCCCGGGGTCGATGCCGACGACCCGGGTCACTTCGGGGGGATCGCTTGCTTCAACACTTCGAGGATGAACTTCGGCATCGACATGCCGAACGCCTGGGCCTCCAACTCCAACTGCTCGCGGTACTCGATCGGCAAGCGGAACGACAGCTGGGTGGGCTCCTTGCGCGGGTCCCTGGTCTTCATCAGCGGGGTGCGGTTGAGAGGCATACCCATGATGATACCACCTATGGTTCAAGGAATCAAGGGTTCCATCCAAGTTACCGGTAGGTAACCCCTGGTGCTGGCGATACATGTCGCCAGCGCCCATACTGGGGTCTCATGGCGATCAAGGTTGCCCCGGTGAGCCTCAACGACTGGCGGGTACAACACTTCCTCGAATGGCTGTGCACCCACCCCGACGAGCGCAACCCACCCACCCAGGGTGAACTCGCCGGAGTGCTCGGCACCAGCCACCAGCAACTCACCGCGTGGAAGAACAACTCCGACTTCCTCATCGCCTGGGAGAAGCTGTACCGCAAGACCGTCGGCTCCCCGGAGAAGGCTCAGGCGGTCATCGAGCGGCTCTTCGAGACCGCTACCGATCGCACCGACCCCCGCCAGGTCCCTGCCGCGCGGGCCTACCTGGAAGCGATCGACGCGGTCAAGCCGAAGCAGGTGGCCGTCACTGTCAGCCGTAGCACCAAAGAACTGACGGACGAAGAACTGATGACGATCCTGGGCGAGCGCGCCGCGAAAGAACTGCAAGATCGTGCCCTCGACGACGCCTAACGGCTTCCAACCAGCAACCCGGGCACCGGAACGGCGGGCCTTCTTCGAGTTGAAACGACAGCTGGCCAACTTCTCCGGTGGTGGCGCAGGCGTCATTCTCGGGACGTGGCAGGGTACCGCCACCCCGTTCCCGCCGAGCCCTGCTGACGGAGACATGTGGATCATCGGGACCCCGGTGCCCACGGTCGCCCCACCCAACCCGTCCGGTGGGGCGGCCACCACCGGAGACGTCATCCAGTGGACCGGGACAGCGTGGATCAACATCGGCAAGACCACCGGGCCCGAAGGGCCAGCTGGTCCCACCGGCCCGCAAGGTCCGGCGGGAGCTACCGGTCCGCAAGGCCCCACCGGGGCTACCGGAGCCATCGGCCCGCAGGGCCCGACTGGGGCTACCGGCCCGCCTGGTTCGGGGATCACTGATGGCGACAAGACCGACATCACCGTCTCCGGTTCCGGAGCGACATGGATCATCGACCCCGGGGCGGTGACCAACGCCAAACAGGCGGACATGCTGCAGTTCACGATGAAGGGCCGCAAGTCCGTCGGCAGCGGCCCGCCCGAAGACCTCAGCGCCTCCGATGTGTCGGGGATGATGATCGGCTTCCTGGCCCGGGTCTACGGGGCCCCGGTAAGCACGCCCGGCCTCACCCATGTCGCCACCCACAATCTCGGCCGGACCGCGGTGATGGTCGAGGTGTTCCGCAACAGCGCCCCGTTCGACACCGTCGACTGCGACGTCGAGCGGACCAGCCCGAACACCGTCACCCTGCGCTTCGCCACCGCCGTTTCCGCCAACCAGTACTACGTGATGATCCACGGATGAGCCGCACCTTCCTCACCCCGATCGCCCTCCCGGCCGATCCGACGAACCCGCTGGAGGCTGCCACCAAGCAGTACGTGGACGCCCGTGCGGGCAGCGAGGTGGAGATCAACGCCAACGACCCGATCGGCGGCAACCCGAACGCCGAGCTGTGGTACGACACCGACGCTCCGGCGGTGTTGGCCGACGACCAACGGTGGAACACGGCCTGGGGGATCATCGCCTCGGTTGGGCTGAACGGTCAGATCGCGCTCACCGCCACCGAGCAGACCTTGGCCACGTTGAACGCGACGACGGTCGCTGGTCGGCGCTACGTCGTCACCGCAGCGTGGCGGGCACTCGATGCGGGCGGTGCCTCCGGGTCAGCGTTCTTCCGTTGCACGGGCATCCCCGGCGACAACAACTTCAACGATCACATCGTTTACACCGGGGCTGTCGGATTCTATGGCGGGGGCAACTCCTGCTCATGGCGCTTCGACGGGACGGGCGGCGCGGTGTCCCTCGGGCTCACCGGAGCGATGATCAACCCCGCCACCGGGACGATGCACGCTCAGGCGGGCTCGGCATCGCACTTCTTCCTTCAAGACGTTGGTCCGACCGTCATCGGCTCCGCCCCGCTGCTGACCAACCCCGACTCCCGCTGGAACACAGCGTGGGGCGTCGTCACGTCGGTGGTCAAGACGAGTTCCTCGGGCTCGACCGGTGCCCCGGTCATCGACACCGGGATCTCGGTGACCTTCACCCCGGTGGCCAACCGTCGGTACTCGGTGATGTTCGAGGGCCTGGCGGTGGTCAGCGCCTCGGGCAACGTGTGCAACCTGAACATCACCGATGCGGCGAACACCACGGTGCAGGGCGGCGGGACATCGCCGGGCGTGCCCAACACCGGACAGTCGCTGATCGTCACCGCCATCGTCGAGCCGGTGAACACCATACCGCTGACCTACAAGGCGCGCCACTTCACCAGCGGCTCGGGCACCTGCTACTTCTACGCCGACGGCAACGCCCCGATGCGGATGATCGTCACCGACCTCGGCCCGACCAGTGCCTACGTCCCGGCACCGGACCCGACCCCGGCCTGGATCAACGTCACGTTCCAGAACGGCTGGGTGAACTACGGCTCGGTTTATCAGACAGTGCAGTACCGCAAGATCGGCGACGAGGTGCAGATTCGCGGCCTGGCCAAGTCGGGGACGATCGGGCAAGTGATCTTCACGCTCCCGGGGGGATACGCACCACTCGCCAGCCTCCAGTTCGCCGTGGACAATGCGGCGAAATACGGCATGGTCGAGGTGACCTCCACCGGGGGGGTTGTCTTGAACGCCAGTGTGGTGGGGGCGAACAACATTGTCGTCAACTTCAACCCGATCCAGTTCTCGGTGACCCCCTGATGGGCCAGCTCTACGCCCGCGTCGGCAACGCCTGGGTGCCGACCAGCGGCAGCCCGGTGCCCGGTGCGTGGATTCCGGTCACGACGTTCCTCAACGGGTGGGTCAGCTACGGCCTCCAGGCCCCCCAGTACCGCAAGGTCGGAGACATCGTCTACCTCCGCGGTGCACTCAAGAGCGGCACGCTCGCAGCAGTGGCCTTCGTTCTCCCCGTCGGCTATCGACCGCTTACGGCGCTGTACATCGGGACACTGACCGCTGGACCGACCTACGGCTACTACACCATCGACACCGTTGGCAACGTGACCCCGCAGACCGGCAACGCCGCACAGTACGAGCTGGCCTACGACTTCTCCACCCTCCCCTAACCCGAAGGAACCGATATGGCATATTCAGATGTGGCACTCCTGGCAGCCGACAACGACTTCATCCTGCGCACCCGGGCCTGCGTGGCCGAGGAGGGCGAAGCCGATCCGGTCGCCTGGTCGAACGACCACCAGTGGCAGATGGCCGGAACGCCGGGCTTCGGTGATGCCTATTCTTCGGCCATCATCAACGGAGTCCCCCGCCCAGGCAACGACCCGTCGGTGATCAGCGACCCGCAGATCCTCTCAGCGGTCCAGGCTCTGCGGACCCCGTAGATCAACGAAAGGAAGCTGACCATGCCTGTTGCCACCAAGATCCAGCTGCGTCGAGACACCGCCGCCAATTGGACGTCGACCAACCCGACCCTGGCCATC